TTCTTTCTTGTATTCTGCTTCGTATGTTCTTGGCTTGTTCATAAACTGACAACTCCTTACCGTTTTCTATTGTTTCTATTATAAATTTGGTGGATTAAAGTTGTCAAGTATTATTATACTATATCACAAACTCTTCAGTTATTTCAAACTTCATTCAAGACACCTTCTTTCGTAGTTTTATATACTTATTATACTACTAAAAAGATATCATTTCTATTAGAGATTTTAACAAGATATTATCAACTATGCTATGTTGAAAACCTTTATTTTTTTCAGGATGGGCTATACTCCTGAACAGTTACAATTCATTTATTAAATTGCTTTTTTCTTAAAGAAATTTTCCGGCTCTCGCAGAAATGTGGGGATCGGCATTTTTTTATAGAAATCCATACTATATTGTGATACAATAGATTTATGTGAGAAATGAATCCGAAATCCTTAGTAGTAAAAGCTCCGGTTTTTACTACAAATTTACTACTAACGAGTGCCGCGTTATGCCCTCGAATGCCTTCATTTGCCGATTAACCTACATAACTCTCAGATTATACCAGTAAGGCAAAAAGGGGCGTAAATGGGCAAAACAGGACAATTGAGGAGGTAATTCAATGAAAATACGTATCATGTTCGTTTGCCACTGCAGAAGAATAAGGTTAAATTCGGTCTGAATAAGGTGCATTGGGCAAAGATTACGGCGTGGAGCGACGATGGCGTTCCGACATTTGCAACGCCTGTGCGCCTGCCCGGTGCAGTTTCCCTGAGCATTGACGCAAACGGCGAGAATGAGAACTTCTACGCTGACAACAGCGTTTATTATGTCATCAACAACAACGCAGGCTACGACGGCGATCTGGAGGTTGCACTCATCACCACCGACTTTGCAACGGCGATTCTCGGTGAGCAGCTTGATGCAAAGGGCGTTCTGGTGGAGCGCAATGATGCGGAAACATCGCAGTTTGCACTCATGTTCGAGTTTGACGGCGACAAGAACCACATCCGTCATGTGCTGTACTGCTGCTCTGCGTCCCGTCCTGCAACCGAGGGTGAGACTACCGAGGAAAGCAAGAGCGTCAAAACGGAAAAGCTGTCCCTCAAGGCATCAGCTCTCCCGAATGGTCTGGTGAAATCCAAGACCTGCGAAAGCACGGATGAAACCACCTACAACAACTGGTACAATGCGGTCTATATGCCGACTGCTGCCACAAATAACAGCACAGGCACACGTTCCGCATCCACCAAGTCCGGCGGTTCTGCCGCAGCAGCGACCGAGTAAGGAGGTACAACATGGCTATTAAAAAGACAATTACCGTAGACGGCATCGAGGTTCCATTCAAGGCGAGTGCGGCTGTGCCTCGCCTTTACCGTATCAAGTTCCGCCGGGACATCTACAAGGACTTCGCTGCCCTTCAGACTTCCGTGCAGGAGGGTGACGAGGAAGGTTCTATCCTTGACATCGAGAGCCTTGAAGTGTTCGAGAATATCGCATACATCATGGCAAAACACGCTGATCCGGAGAACGTCCCGGACAATCCCGATGAATGGCTCGAAGCGTTCAACACATTCTCCATCTACGAGGTGCTTCCGCAGCTCATTGAACTGTGGGGACTCAACGTAGAGACGCAGGCGGAATCTAAAAAACATCGAAAAACTGACCGCCCGATGACAACGCCCCTCTTCCTTCTCCGATGTGTGCAGATCGGGCTGTCCCTCTCGGAGCTTGATCTGCTCACGATCGGAGTCGTGAATGATATGTTCACCGAAAATGAAAACGACGAATATGACGGCTGGCACGAGGTTGCTGGACAGGCAGACTTTGATGCGTTCTGATTGACTTTTTCTGCCTTCTGTGCTATAATTCTGGTATGGGGGAAGTATGGGGCTTCCTTCGCTAAATCGGAAATTATCGGAGGACTACTATGACAAATGAACAACGTGCCGAAAAACTGATTAAAGAATTAGGATTTGACTTGAATGCCATTTCTAAATCTTATATAGTGGAATTATTGGAAAAAGAGATTGATAATTTTCAAAATGGCGGTTCGGAATACATTAGATTATTATGTGGATATTTGTTTTGTTTAGGGGATGTATCCGATGTTCCTCTTATCAAAAAAGCAAAGTACAATATCAATATGGATGTTGGTTGTATGATAGATTGGGAATAGATATCAAGCCTTGAGAACGGCGGAATAGAAGATGAATATACTCGTCCGAGAAATGAATTAATAGAAGATTTTATTAGCTACTATAATGGGTTTAGAGCTTAAATTCTGATTTAGCGCATTAACTGAATATACACTGAGCAGTCCTTCGGGGCTGCTTTTTTCATGCCCTCACGGAGGAGGTGAAACCGCATGGCAAACAGAATCAAGGGCATCACGGTCGAGATCGGCGGTGATACTACCAAGCTGATCGGAGGTCGCTGGACAGGCGGACTTTGATGCGTTCTGATTGACTTTTGCTCCCTGCTGTGCTATAATTCTGGTGTGAAGGAAACATGAAGCTTCTTTCGCTAAATCGGTATTTACAGGAGAAAAGCTTGACGAACTGAAAGAAATCCTAACAGCATTCTCTGTGTGAATTTGGAGAATAAAGCGATGAAATCTGAAAAATCAAATAGAGTAAAAAAAGTACTTGCGATCATGGCTTGTATTATGATTCTGTTTCTGGCGATCACATTTGTAATCCACAGAATCCTGTTATCAAAAGAAAAGCAGATGCTGACCGAAGCAGGGTATTACAATCCTGTTTCGGTCGGGGATTATTCGCTGAATGTACATGATTTCGGAATTCAAAACGGTAAGCATACATTCGTAGGATTATCGGGCAAAGGCGTATTTGATTACAGTGTCAGAATGGAGCGCCTCATGGGCGGTCTGGCTGAAGAAAACCGGATCGTAATCGTTGACCGTGCGGGTTATGGACTCAGCGATGATACAAAGGAGCCGCAGACAGTGGAGCGTGTTGTGGATCACTACCGTACTGCGCTGAAAAATGCCGGTATCGAAGCGCCATACATTCTGCTTCCACATTCGCTGGGCGGTGCTTATGCGACATATTGGGTAAGTCAGTATCCGGAAGAGATCGAGGGTGTCATTTTTCTTGCCGGAACACAACTCAGCGATAACCCTGATATTGCTTTGGAAGATGGCAGTGCATTTGAGAATCGGTTTGCGATTGCGGCAAATCAGATGGGACTGGTAAGACTTGCGAAGTCGTTTCTGTTAAAAACTGTAATCCCCGGTATGAATTATTCGGATGAACAGCGAAAGTATTCGGAAGCATTGAACCTGCATCATACATTTAATCCTGCTTTTTGCTACGAAGATGAGCATATGAATGAAATCTGCAATACTGCATATCATGCGATCAAGCCAAATGATGTTCCGAAAGTTTATATTTGTTCAAGTTGGGGATTTCAGTCCGGACAAGAAATAGATGAAATGCTGGCTTGGGATAAGCAGGAATGTGAATTCACGGGGAGGAAACAGCCTAAGTTTCCGGAATCCGGGTATGATATGGATATGCTGCAAAAACTCCGTGATACCGAATTGCAGCCCTATCTTGACAAAATGGGGAACTGTGAGCTGGTGCTGCTGCCGGGGATACACTGTATTTATGACCAGCGTCCCGATGATGTCGCAGAGATCATCAGCGACTTTCTGGAGAGAATAGAGGAACAAACGGAATAGAAAATAGAAAAAATACTTTAACAGTTAAAATTTGATTTATCGCAGAGCCTATTCGATCTTTGCGCTGTGAGGCGCATTGGAAGAATCCTGCCAGCGGGGGCTCCCCGCAAATTCTGATTTAGCGCGTTAACTGAATATACACTGAGCAGTCCTTCGGGGCTGCTTTTTTATGCCCTCACGGAGGAGGTGAAACCGCATGGCAAACAGAATCAAGGGCATCACCGTTGAGATCGGGGCGATACCACCAAGCTGTCGAAGGCATTGGAAGGTGTCAATAAAAACATCAAGAACACGCAGACGCAGCTCAAGGATGTACAGAAGCTGCTGAAGCTCGATCCGACCAATACGGAACTGCTCTCGCAGAAACACAAGCTCCTCGCCGATGCGGTGAAGGCTACCAAAGAAAAGCTGGAAACACTGAAAACGGCAGCAGAGCAAGCAAATCAGGCGCTTGCGAACGGCGACATTTCGCAGGAGCAGTACGATGCCCTCCAGCGTGAGATCATCGAAACGGAACAGGAACTGCTAAACCTCCAGCGTGAGGCAGAGGCTTCCAGCACGGCTCTTGCAAAGCTCGGTCAGGCGGGAGAAATGTGAAATTGTCAATATTACTTGACAACTTTTTCTCCAAAAATTTTAAAAATAAAATTGTAGTGGCATAAATTTGTTCTGTAAATAGCTAACCTTTTGCAGTCAATAAGCTTTTATGCCGCGAAAGCCG